GTGGTGATGNGGGTCAGGCAGGTGTTGGTCACAATGGTAATGGTGGCGGAACTGGCGGTAAGCGTGGTGACTCAACATATAGAACTAACTATTGCACCGCAACATGGTCTACTGCTAGCAATGGCGGTTCACCTGGAAGTGCAGGTGGTGGTGGATATTTTAGAGTTAAGGTCGATAGAACTATTTTAAATTACGGAAACGTTGGTGGTGCTGGTGGTCAGGGTGCATCAATTAACTTTAGTTTAATTGGAGAAAATATTGCTGTTACTGCGGGTTTACAGTCTGCTGGAACTGGATCTACATCTGGTGGTGATAGTGCTCAGGGTGGTGAAAACGGATATGTTCAGGTAACCTACTACGGTTCTGAAGGTGGTGGTGAAGTAACAGGAGAATACACAACTGCTGCAGGTAACTACTATGAAGCAAATGCTGTTGGAGTTCCTGGAGGATCGTTATTTGATGGTGGAATTTGGATATCTTCTTCTGCTGATGGAGATGTAGAAGCAGATGAATTGACTCCTGTTACTCCTGGACTTGGAACAGGAACAAATACTAGATTTACTATGCCATCTGGAGCAGGCATCCCAACATATGGTGGTCTTGCAACTAAGTATCTTCCATTTAATGGTCCTGGCAACAGAGAATATGTTCTTGGTCCTCTTGACTTAACTAATGCAAATAAGTTGAGATTTGTTATGATTAAAGGAACTAATCTCAATGGTGGTGCTGCACCAGAAGAAGGAGTTCTTGCATACTGGAGAGTTTCTGGATCTACAACTACAAATTTACTTGATACTGTTATCACAGCAGATGATGGAACAGTTGGATGGGGAGAATTTGATCTAATCCTATCAGATGGTTCTGATATTAGGCAAAATAATATTGAATTAATCCTTAGACAGACAAGACCACCTGGAAATGATGATAACACTGTAGCTACTCAAGATAATTATGGTATGTCCGCATTTGCTGTCTTTTATGATGATGTAACTACTAGAGTATTCACACCTTCTGAGGGTCAGACAATTTCTAATGTAGATGAAATTGTAACAACAGTTTCTGCAGCAGGTGCTGGATTGATTTCAACTGACGGTTTGTTTGAGATGAGTTCTTCTACTCCAATTTCTACAACAGCATTAGTTTCGCCAGAAAACGATATTTCACTGGTCACTAAATATCACAGGGTAAAATATTTGATCAAAGCGACTTAAATTATATGAATGAGCATGATTTTATTTTCCCCATCGATCAGATGGTTGGGGAATTTGATGACTTTATTGGAATTTGGAATAATTTTTTTCCTAAACAATTGTGTGAACAAGCAATTTCTAAAATTGATAAAATTTTTGAAAGTTCCGCAGTTATCAATTCTGAGACAGGAAAGAGACAGTTCAAGCATGGTAAACTTGGCAGACATGACTTTGCTTGTGTCTTGAATGATTATGATGTAAAGTTGTCAAACACAGTAAATGATTATCTGAAGTGTTGTCTCACTCATTATTGTAGAGAGTTTGAGCAACTTTTGAGTGTCAAACTCATGTCATATGCTGTGAAAGCACAAAAAACTCCACCTGGCGGTGGTTATCATGAGTGGCATTATGAAAATGCTTCTTACATGAGTGCAACTCGTGAACTTGTGTGGACAATCTATCTTAATGATATGCCAGAAGGTGAAGCTGAGACTGAATTTTTATATCAACGACGTAGAATTAGACCACAACGTGGTATGGTTTGTGTTTTCCCAGCAGGCATGACTCATGTTCATAAAGGCAACACAGTTTTTACCCAAGATAAATACATTTTGACAGGATGGGCTCATAAAGTAAAATGACAGAATTTGCCTCAACACAAACAGTAGCGTTGTATGTGAATGCCACTACTAGGCAAATGCAGCGTGATGGAATCACCAAAAGTATTAGTGATCAGTATTGGACTGATGAAATCATTCCTATTCTGTATCCTGTCTGGGATTCTGATAGAGATAAACTAGAAAGTTTTATCTATTATAAAGATGGTTCTGCCAAGATGCTTAAGAATAAGTATCAAAGGAATCAAAAGACAGGTGATTACAAGTGGGTTTCGTATGAGTTTGACCTCAACCCATTTCCAGATCATGAAATTGTTGGTCTTTTTAATCAGTTAAATGACAAGTTCACAAACTTCAGAGACATTGAAGAATATGATCTTGACAGGCAACTCCAGAGCACATATGCAAGAGACAATATTGTCAACTGGAATAAGTTGGTAATGATTAGAAAGTTTCTTCTTATGGATAGTGATTGGACTCAAGTTGGTGATGCACAGATTACTGATGAACAAAAAGCACAGTGGGTAACATATAGACAGAAGTTAAGAGACATCCCACAAGATTACAGTGGATTCCCTGCTGCTGAAGTTAAGTTCCCCATCACACCATCAAAATATGCTGATAGAGTGGGATCTGGTGACACAGAAGAATACTTGGCTGATGATAAGAATCACTTCTTCTTACTAAACCAGTCTGTATATCAAAAATACTCTAATAGAATTCTTACTTATCTCTCAATCTCTATTGCAGTCAAGAATATTGATGACATGCCAGTTTCTAGAGTATATGACTCTGATACTGATACTAATCTTGACGCAATTCTTGATTCTATTGAAAACGGAGAGGTCTGATGGCACTAATTTCATTACAACCACATTCAATTCACGATCTTTGTGTTCGTATTGCTGCTAACGAGAACAAATTTGTTCTAGTTATTGACAATCATAGGTATCATACGCTCACAGACGAACAAAAAGCAGCAGTATATAACTATTACAAGGATCCAGTTGACGAAGAATTTTCTAACTGGATCATTCCTGAAGCAGAGATTGATGCTGTCTTTGAAGCAAAAGATTTATTCTATGTGTTTGACACAGAAATGCAGGCAACTGATAATTGCTTTGATTGGTTCCCAAGACCAGAAAACCTACCCGATGAGAATCATTGGATCAAAGCATACATTGTGAAACCAGACGGCACCATCCCATACATCAACGAGAGAGCGGTTCCAGCTGAGGGTTGACAAGGGGTTGACTCCTGTGCTATGGTAGCAAGGCGTTTGTGAAACAGCATGAAAGTCCCCACACAATATGAATTGACGCATCTGCAATTGCAAGCGATGATGCGAGATAACAACATTCCAGAAACTGAGATCAAATACTTAGGCGATCGTGTTTATCCTGAGCATCACACTGGACATCCAGAGTGCCATGGTATTGTCATGCCTTGGTATCTGATCGCCAATGAGCATGAGGTTCCTGTTGCCGACATCGCATCAGTGGATCGAGTCGAAAATTAAGTTCTGTAACAGGGGTTGACACCCACCCCATTTCGCCCTATACTGACCTCAGTTCAAACAAACACATGACCGCCACCATTTTTGACGCTCTTAACATCGACGAATACGTTTGTGAGTATTTCGATGAGAAGTTGATGGATCCTAATAACTGGACTTTCCCTGTCACTGACAAGGGTATTGATGGTATTGAGATCATTGAGAAAAAGTTTGGTTTGTGGAAAAACACGGTTAAGCAAAACAATATTGGTCGCTTCCTTGGCACTGATTCTCAGAAAGTCATTCTGATTAAAGAAGACATTGAGCAAAACGGTATTGATTGTAGCCAACCTCCTGTTTATATTGACATTGACACTGGAGACATTATCACTGGTGGTCACCGTCACGATGCCTGTGCTATGCTTGGCATTCCTGGTTACATGATTGTTTTTGTTCGTTGCAAAAACGAATGGGCCCGTAAGCGTTTTGCCAAGGCGCTGAATAATGAGCGTGTCTTCCATGCCACTCTCAACAATGCAGATGAAGTTGTTGAGCATATCAAGTTTGGTATTTCTGAAGGTCAGATCACCTGCCAACAGCAAATTGAAGATGAGATCCGTTTGATTGCTAACAACTCTCTCAGCAAGACTAAGCAAGGTCGTCTTGTTAAAGAGATGGTAAGTTTCATTCACAGCAGCGGTAACACTAACGTGAAACTGGAACGCTACACTTCTCACAACGAGACCACTTACGAAGAGTTTGTTAATCGTTCTACTGACACCTATGTTAAGGATGTTCTGAATAATCCAGAAGTTCGTAACTATTACATCAATATGGATAACTGGGGTTCACGGACCAATCCTTTGATTACAGAAGCAGGTAAAACTCCTCATAATTCTTGGATGAACATTCAGTCTTCCGTTTCTCTTCCCTCTCGTGTGGAATCTCTTGATGTGAAGCGTGAGAAAGTGCATGGTGTTGCTCTTAACAACCTCGCAGAATCTCTTGATAAGGTATTCATGTATAAGGTTGCTAATGGTTGCTATCCCTGGCAGCACAGGAAGTGCCAACACGCCTTCTTGGCTCAAGATCACCACACAGAAGGTGTCCAAGAAGGTCAGTTCATCCGCTTGTGATGTGACGATTAATAAGTGTCACACTGGGGTCTTCGGACCCCTTTTTCATGCCCTATAATTATCCCATCAACGACGCACCGCATGA